GTGAAGTGTAACAACGGGTTCCCGCTTTCGCGGGAAGTTTGAGAATACAGAGATACTCACAGAGGCAAGCCTCTTTTGCTGTTTTGTAAAATGACTAGATGCCATACTCCTTAAATATGGCTCTCTTAGTCAATCCGTTAGATATTATGCCAATAGTTCCGATATGGTCATAAATCTGTGAATACAAATGTTCAATCTCACACTGAGTGGGATCATATGATGAGAAAAAAGACTCGTCAGTAATTTGTATAGGTTTGACGCGTGCCAACGCTTTGTCCTCAACTAGCGAACTAGTATGTACCAGTGGGTACAATCTTTTCAGGAAGGTTACAAAGGGGCAATCTACGTCAGAATAAAAACCGTTAATTAATTGACCTTGGAAGATTTTGCCACGCTCAAGCATAGTGAGCATTTTATTGGGCAAATCAGTTTTTGTCATACCGAGAGTGCGGAACATAGTTCCAGGCACAAGCATAGCTTTCCATTGTCCATCAAGATCTAAGACCGGTTGTCTGCGAAGAAAACGCAGATCAACGGGTCTAAAAACCTCATTGATAGTACAATGATATCCAACAGACTCAGCTGCCAGTTGAAATGAATCAACGGAAACATCAGAGTCTGATACCAAAGAAAAGGCTATGAATAAGCAGTAACAAGCGATCGTATTAATTAATGTAGTTATTGTGGAACCAGATGAAAGGATAGGGCCTTTGGGTAAGAGTGTCACTTTTTTCTTTTTGTCATAGACTGATCTAATAACTAATTTGTCAGAACATTGGTCAATCAGTGTAGAAATGACATTGTCGTGAGGAAAAAGAATTTTGACCAATTCAAACATATGAGAAGAGTGAGAAACATCGCACGAAGCGATGTCAACATCAAACCACCGGTGTTTGCCGTCAATGGTTATACGCAAAAGCGAATCATCGCTGAAAATTGCGTATTCAAGTCTATTTGTGCCGGAAATGATGTTATTAAACATCAGGTCCATAGACTCACCATTGCATGCACCCATAAATTTACAACGACCATTGTTGAAATGAAAATAATGTGAGTCCAAGAAGTCTTTACAGTGACCAGTGTAAAATGCTCCTTGTAGGGAAGCATGTACACCAAAATCTCCGATTGTTCTCGGATATTTACCAGGTTTGGCTAGCTCATCTTTTTTCATTTTCAACACAAAATCGTTAACCTTCCATACTCCTTTAGCATTCAAATTACGGTCATACACATCAACCAACGCATTCTCTCTCAAAATTTTTTTGGGATGAGTATCATGAACATGCACATCGGCCTCTTCAATAATGCTGATCCATTCAGTCTTAAAAGTAGAAGTATATGCCAATAGGTGATGTTTATGTTGAGAGATGAATTGGGATTGATTGATGTGCATTAAAGATTCGTAATTTGCACGCACGGGTAGGTTCTTTTCCATACTAAACTTATCTTCTCTCAAACAAGTCTGTCGCCGCAAAGCTCTAGCCATGTTATGATCGGTGTATGAATACACCAAACCTGAGTGTCGAAATGAGTTGGAAACTCTGGTTCTAGAAGAACCAGAGGGAACAATAGGTAAGAGGGGTTGTGGACCGAAATCTAAATCTCCGTTTTCGAAAAATTTTTTCCCGGTGATACACGTGAACCTGTCGTTAAACATAAACGGTTTATCGACAGTACAGTTCACAGCCTCTATCCTTTCACAGCCTGTTTCCCAATAGAGGAGGTCGGGCGGCTGCGGTCGTTTCCCATCTTGCTAATGAGGGGAAACTTGGAGGTTTGCACGTCGTTCAACATCAAAGTTGGCTTCATTGCCTGTTGTAAACCCCAGGCAATGGTGTAAGCATGATTAACGAACCATTTATCTTTGACTTCCTTGTCTAGATTAGGATGGTGTAGTGCTAAATACTCCCTGACTGCACTCTCTGCGTGTTCTCGGAAGCCGAATGTCCGATTACCAGTTGAAGACATTTCTATCTTCACCAGTCTATTCTCGATTGCATAGCGTGTAATATGTTTCGCAAGTACAGGGTGTATCTCCAAGTCTTTATACTTAGTGAATCCCAAGTCGCGCCACGAATATTCGCTGTGTGTAGAGTCAAACGTAATCAGTCCAAAAAGATGAGAAGTTGAAGTCTTAACTTCAGTCTGTTGTCCAATAACAGATGTGCCGCTAAACACCCCGTCGAAAAAAGTACCTTTGGTTAGATACCCGAAGAATGAGTCATTATTGACATCGCCAGCTAAGTAGAATCTCTCAGTTTTCAATGGAGATTTCTCTGCCACAATGGCAGGTCCAGCTACTGGTGGTGTCAAGGATGGGGGGGAAGAAGTGACGGATGCAGGAGGCATTTGCTGACCAACAACAGATAAAGACGATGGTGGTGTCGTCAATATCGAGGGATCATCGTCACGGGCAATGATGTGTGTAACTAATTGAGTGGAAAGGTCAGATTGCGTCAATTCACTAACGACAGAATGTCGAGAGTCGTTGATCATTTCATCCATTTCTCGACAGACTGCATCATAGTCTGTCGGAACTTGATTCTCGAAACGAGAATCCATGTCGTAAATATCGCCGATATCCGGCAGATTCTGTGATGACAATGATAAAATATCAGTTGGAATTTTGACGTCAATTTGAATGTTGGACGAGGGAACAAAGTTGGATGAGTGATTATCTCCGCAAAATGCGGAGAATAAATCACTATTCAATTCCTGTTTGATCTTACGTTCAACATCCTTTTTGAGATTCCTTCTCTCTTTCCTGTTTAGTTTGGGAAGAATCGGAGTTTGTTCAAACAACCCATGTTCATTTTCAGCCAAAACAAAATAATCATTAGATTGTTTAGGGGAACAATTAAAACAATAGGTGTCCAGTGGGTGATAATGACTGTCCAGCCCCGGACAGACGTCACCACACAACACCAATTTTTTAGCCTCTTCAACTCGACGTTTGGCTCCGGCAGAAGGAGGCTTAGCCTCACCTTTACCTCGACCAACACGTTGCACGTGATGGTGACAACACTTAAGACAGTCATCACGATCAATGCATTCCGCACACTCAACATCATCCAAACCGGTCCATGAGCCATTATTGCCATTCAAAGAAGATTGGACAGAATGAGCGTCAATAGATTGTAAACCCCAGAAGGAGTCTGCATACTGTTCAAAGCCAGTGGGTGTTTGGATGTTTTCTTCGAAACTCATAAGAGAAGACGCTTTTAAACTAGCGGTCAGAGTTCGCATGACTTTGAGTTCAGCATAAGTCATGTATCTCTTTAGACAGTCAACAACAGAATCGGGGCGATGCTTTGTGAAAGCAGCCATAATACGAATCTCTGTTATGTTGTCTCTGGAAGCAACAGCCGGGAAGTCGAGTTCTTGCTCTAAGGCAAAGAAATCGAACTTATTGCGATGTAAATTGAGAAAGGCCTTTTCTATGTCGTGAGGGTCGACAATGGGTTTCCTTTTTTCCAATTTGTGAATGCGCAAGTATTTAGAAAAAATAACATTAAAAAGCCAAGTCATCTCACGAATAGTGTAAAGATGAAAAGTGGCCTTATCAAGCAAATTCAAAATAGCAGTGTAATTTTGTGGTGACTCGACTGAAAACCGACGAGCACCAAAAAAAGGTGGTTGAGGTTTGCCAGGTTTTCCTGGTTTACCCTTTCTGCCGGAATTGTTTGATCTTTCTCGAACTGTGTGCATGGCTTCTTTGTCAAACATAGATGTCTCGTTATGCTGACGGACACTAATGTTTGCATTTCTCTCTCCATGAGTAGAGAAGCCATCTTTATTAAATGATCTGTTTTTAGATTCAGAACGTAAATTTGCGCGTTGGTGCTGCTTTTGTTGTACGGTCTTAGGAGCTCTATTCATGATAATTTAAAATGTTTTGTATTAACAAAACTGCGCCCTTTCGCGCGTGCTATGTTTCAAGCATTGGGGTCCGTAGACTGTATGTAGTGTGTTTGGGTGATAATGCATAGTTGGAAACGGATGTGTTTTGAGTATGAATTATGAATAGAATTACAAAATTACAAAACCATGGCACCGACGGCGGTAACTAACGCTTTAATCGCCACTGGTTTGAGAGCTGAAGCAACTTCAGACAGGGCGCTCATCATCGCATTGGTTGGGGAGGCACGGGTACTTTGGATGATGGAGGGAACTCGTTGAGCGGCTGCGGTAACAATCTCAAAACCTCGCTGATCGGCGTCAGTAACTGTGGCGTTTGCTGCGGCGGCTACGCCAGTGTACTCAATGTGTTGTACGTACTCGACTAAAAATGAAGAACCTGCAACTCCTGTCGCATGTATGATGCATACGGGAGCACCAACATAAGTAACTATAGATGACGGTTGAGGAAGGCCGTAGGCATCAACGTATCCGTTGTTTTGGTTAGCATCATTTGATGAGTATGGGTATGTATAAACCACTGGTGAGGAGGATGGGCTAGAAAATGAGGTAAATGTGTATTCAGCTTCATGTGGGGCAACTGGAAACATCCGAGAAGCACATGATTTGCGTGAGACAGCACAAATTTCGGCATCGACTTGCGAAGAAACGGCGGAAACGCTGTTGGCAACAGCAAGTACATTTTCATGAGTAGGAGATGCATATATATAGTAAACACCGGACTCATTCAAAGTCGTACCAGTATACGTGATTTTGACACCGCAAGAAACAATACGTCCTGACACAACCTGACCGCCAGTATTGGCATTAGTCAGCAATTGAGCAGCTGTATATGGAATGTTGGGCATTAAAACACGCGTAATACCGGTGTTGAAGACGTTACTGGCGGTGAGTGGGGCAGCAGTAGTGCTAATATATGCAGAATTTGAAAGATATCCGACAGGCAGATCACTGGCAAGCGAAGGGGAAAGGGAAATGAATCCATATCCAGCTGTGCCAATCTGAACGGAGAAACGTGCAAATGCTGTCACTTTGTGTGAAGGAGGGGAAGGGAAAACTGGGAGGCAAGCCTGGCGAACTGATGGGTGAAATGGATCGACAAGCGCACGTGCATAGGATAATGCACATTTTGACAACATGAGAGGCGATTCGGGTTGGCGTTTAGGTCTAGGTTTAGACATTGATTGAACGACAAGAGTGGATGCGAAAGGACTTTTCGATTGTTGCTTTTTGCCTTTACCCTTTTTGGGTTGAGTGCGAGGTTTAACATTGCGTTTTGGTTGATTTTTAGGTGTAGATCTATTCATTTTGGAAGCAGAAGTTTCAGTGTTGACTGAAATGCACGGGTGAGCGCATGACATTGCTGCTTTGGGGGAGGGGGGGTGTATTCGTGGCAAGGGCCAGTTGATACGAGAATTGTGACCATCGGGATCCATGTGATACGAAACCGACGAAAACTACGGTCGAGGAGGAGC